ATGTTTTAGCAGGTGTACTGGGTGTGGAAGAGTCTTCGGTTGTAATTTCATGTTCTCCCATTTCATTTGCATTAATTTGAATATTACCATTTTTTGTATTTATTGTAGCACCATAAGTCATACCATCAGATCCATACCTATTCTTCATAATATGTATTCTACCAGTTCCGTTTACCTTATCTTGTCTTTTTCTAGATAGTGACATTGCAAAATCTGCTATCATAATTTTGTTATAAGAACCTGCTGCTTTGTCTCCTTCAATTACATCATCCTTTGCACCAGCTCTATTTACTTGTGATACAGTCCAAATTGGTAATTTAAGATCTCTTGCCATTCCTTTTGTAGAAATATAAATGTCATCGATTTCTTCTTTCCTATCAATTGACTTTCTTTTTGATTTTAACAAATCAACGTAGTCAATAATAATAAGGTCGGGCCTATGACCTAGATCCGTTGTCTTCTGAATATGCGATTCGATAGTTGATATAGATGCTTTACCCATTGAGAATTCTTTGATAATTAATCTGCCTTTTAAATTGCTTATAGTTTCATCAATTTCAGCCCTATGCTTACCTAACTCTTGTACTTCAATACCTGTAAAAACTGAATCATATCTTCTACCTACATAAGAATCTGATAGTTCTAATGTATAGTGACAAACTGTCTTACCTGCTGCTACTGCTGCTGCTCCTAGAACTGATAGCATCCAACTCTTCCCACCTCCTGGACCACCAAAGATGAGACCTACGTCACCTGCTCCTAAACCTCCCATTAGCAATTCGTTAATATGAGGCCACGGAGTTTGTATAGCATTTCGCTCTTCGTCACGATATCTCACTTCTGTATCTTTTTCATACTCGTGACCAATATTCTTATCCATTCCAGCTTTTAATGCTGAGTCGATTAGATATCTAATGTCATCATACTGACCTTTCTCTAGTAACTCTACAGATGATAATAATGCCTTCTTAAGTTGTTGGTTCTTACAAAAGTTTGCAAACTCCTCTTCTACAAAAGCTTGATCTTCATTCGATGCTTTATAAGCTTCTCTTAATTGTTCTGCAATAGTAATTCTCAACACCTCGTTATCCATTTTTTTATTCTCTACACTTAGAGTTTCTCTGGTAGGTGTTGCATGGTACTTGTGGTGATACTTCAAAATCTCTTCTACAATCCATTTATGTGCTGGGTTGTCAAAATAATCTACCTCCAAAATATCATGTATTCCTTGTAAAAAGTCTCTATGTTGGAGTAGACTCGATAATACTTTTATCTGAAATCCTACCCCATAACTCTGTAACTGATTTAATACTGCCATAACTTATTTATTTATATTCTACTAATTTTGCAAATGTTTCTCCTAACCAAACTTGTGGATTTAAAATACTCTTTCCTAATTGATCTTCCTTATATAATTTCAAAAAACCAGCAGGATTATAAACATTTCTTGGATTATTTATTAACCCATCTAATCTTTCTGCGTCCTCCTCAGGTACATTCGGATCTTGTAAGTCCATTAACTTTTTATTTATAGCTAATTGGTGTTTGTAATTATAAACATCCCCAAACTTTCCTTCCTTTCCTTGGCATTGTTCTAATATATTACTAACACCTATGTGCTTATTGCTCGTTAAGTCTGGAAACATTTTCAGTAATGTTTTCATACCAATACCTTTTACGCCTGGTACATTGTCACCTTTATCTCCTACTACTATTTTATGTGTAAGAAAATTGTGAGGTGGAATACCATACTCTTTTATTACTCGTTCTGGAGTGTAGTTGGTTTTCTTAATTGGTGAATAGACTGATATAGTATCTGATACTAATTGTATGTAGTCTTGATCTGTTGATAGGATTGTTACCTTTTCAGGAAACCTTGTAGCCAAGTAGCCAATCACATCATCTGCTTCAATTTTATCAATAGCAACTAAGTCGACTGGAAGACATTTTAAATAATCTACTAACCTTAATATTTGGTTTGTAATAGCTTCTGACTCTTCTTCTTGATTATCAAACGCATCCCAGTTAGATATTTTTGTAATGTGTCTATTTGCTTTGTACTCTGGATAAAGGTACCGCTTATTTGTTGATCCACCATGTCCATCAAATACTAATATAACTCTAGTAGGTTCTAAGTCTCTAACAATTGATCCAACAGACTTTAAAAAGCCAGCTAAGCCACCTATATGTGCACCGCTTGGGTTCAAGTGATGTATTGCTACAAAACTACGTAGGAAGGTATTTAACGAGTCGACAATAAGAACCCTGCTATTTTTATGCAGGGTTGTTACTGTTTGATTCTCTATTTGTTCAAACATTTTTTTATAATCCATCTTGTCTTTTATATGTTTACTCTAAAGATATTATTCTGATTCCGAAGCATCAAATATATCTCTAGTTTCTTCATCAGTTTCTATAACTACATCGAAGTCAGATGCTCCTAACGTCTTCAACCAATCCTTAGAATGTTGTTTCTTATAGCCATCAATAGCTTGTTTCGTATCATCAATGAAACCGTGTGCTGTCATAATAACTTTACCGGCTGATGTTACATCATTTACGTGATTCTTATCACAGCTTATCTTTGTACGCTTAGCAAACTCAACATCCTTTCCGTTCTTAGTTGCTTTTATTTTATTTGTTCCTGCATTAGTTACATTACCAAAAGTTACGATTAAAGAAGAATCGAAATACATTGTATCTCCTCCTTTATTTTTCATCTTCGGTTGTGCCATAATACTTTCAGCTTTAGCAACCCATATTTTATTTACTACCAACATTGTGTTAGTATATGGTTGACTCTGCTTACGTGATAACACAACTTTCTGATTAATAAAGTTACCGAACTGCTGAGACATTGCTCCTGCATTCCATTCATTGTTATTCTTGTTTGACTCTACCGATAATCTACACGGAATTGATCCTACTGAATCCCATAGAAATAATAAGTCGTAAGGTAGTCTACCGTTTTTCTGCTCATCTAATAGATCAGCTATAAACGCAGCTACATCTTCAATTGTATTTAACCTTTCCCTATCTACGTAAATGAAGAAGCCTTTATAATCAGCTACTTCACCATCTGCATCTGGAATATCTTCAACCTGTAATCCCATCTGCTTAGCATGTTCCCAGTTCCATTTCATTTCAGTGATAATGAACACGGGAAGAACACCCATCTTCTGAGCAGTTACGGCTGCTTCTAGAAGTGCGGTGGTCTTACCAGTGTCTGAGTGACCTCTTAACAAAGTTATGTGGCCAATAGGAATACCAGGTATAGATAAACAGTCTTGAAAGGCTTGTGATAATGGAATCCATCTTTGCTCCTTCATTTTAATTGAAGTGCTTGATAGATTCTTGGACGAGATAAATTTATCTAAATCGAACGTCCCTTTTACTGCACTCGATATACTCTCGTTCAGTGATGCTTTCTTTGCTGTTGCCATACTGTTTATTTAATGTTGAATAACTCATTGAACTCTTCGTCGATATCTACTTCACTTTTTTTAGTATTAAGTGCAAAAGAAGCTGGTTTAGCTGCTGCTACTGGAGCTGCTACTTCTTCAACTACTGGAGTTACTTCGTCAGCTTTATCTTCTGGGTGCAAGAAATCTACTAACGCTGCTTTCATTTCTTCGTAGTCGTATCTTTTAAAAATACTAACTGCATCAGGTTGTTCAGTCAACCATTTTTTTACTTCTACAGCATTCTCAGATAAAGGAGTAATCTTAGTACGAACACGTACTTTAGATTGGTTGTAATTTGTTCCGTTTGAAGCTGGGTCTGTTGTTTCAATAGTAATGTCACGACCTTGAATTGGATCAGTGTAATCACCTACATCCGGATCGTCAGCAATACTTAATAACTCTTGGTAAACTTGCTTACCAAATTCCCATAAACGAACACCCTTCTCTTCTTCACCACGAACAATTACAGGTGTGAATACACGCATCTTAGCATCTAACTTTCTTGCCATTGACCAATTCTCTTTGTCACCTGACTGTCTTAGTTGTTTTGCAAGCTCAACGATTGGATCTTTTTCTCCAAAGTTGGTTAATGCGATCATTGTACGATTTCCAATACCATAATGCACGTACACCTCCTTAAAGGGGTTTGATGCGTCAAGTACTGATGGAACGATACGAACAGAGTGCTTGCCTACTGTCGGTTTCCATAAAATTAAACTCATGTCTCTCTTTTGTCCACCACCCTGCCTTGGGTTTTGTAAGGCAGCTAGTTTAGACTTGATACTAGATAAATCCATTGCCATTGTCTATATGTTTTAAATTAAAAAAAAAATGCTTTCCTAATAAAGGTAAGAAGATAAATCCAATCTAGCAACTAAATTGTTACTATTTTATGAATTTTCGTAGAAAGTTTTTTTAGATCGTCTCCTTGGGTTAGAAGTACGGTGTTTTGATAGTCTGGCCAGTTGACCCTGTACGAGGTATCTAAAATACCTTCGTTTAGTGATTTGATTAATAGATTGAGGCTATTAATTGTATAAAGCGTGTTGCTTTCCTTTTTTCTATGTAGAAGAATTGTGTTCGGTAATATTCTAGTAGCACTTTCATCAACTTCGATATTATAAGTGCATAAGTATTCGTCTGAGTTTTCAGATTCTAACACAAATATCTTGCCATACATGATAGTGTACTCACTTCTGATCATGTCTAGTGTGTCCTCCAATCTGTCTTTAGCTGAAAAAGTGCAAAATAACTTATTCTTCAATTGTTCCTGTGTTAGTTGTAGATATTCCATAATAAATAGTTAGTTTTGCTGGTAAAAGTCGTAATTCAATCCTTTTTGAGCTTTTACTCTATATCCGTCCTCCTCAAGAACGTTTTTAATTTGTGCTAAAAAACCTTTTTCTTCTTCTTTTGAGTAGTCTATTAATATTGAATCGTACACTACTAGCACGACACTACTCTTTTTATCTTTAAACAACTCTTTCAACCTTGTTAATTTCTTAACATTATTTACTGTTTCTAGGCACTGAACGTAGTAATTAAATAATTTTTGTGGTGAAAAGTCGTTTTGCTTTAGTAATCTACCGTTTGGTAGTGTAATGTATCCTTTTTCTTGGTAATCAATATACATTTTTTTTATAAACTCAGCTATTTGCTTGAATAATTCAATACCTTTATACCGATCCTCTACTCCATTATACAATTGTCGGAAAGTAATCTTCTTAGATTCTTGATATTCTTCTGGTGTCAGTTCTTCCTTACCAAAATACTGCTGTCCTAATACCTCGTGAATTGATCTATCTGTTGGTAATTCTATACTAAGCATATTGGCTATTAACCTTGGATGATATCCATCAAAGTCAAATTCAATAAAAATATCATTCTTAGGTATAAAAGCTGCTCTTGACTGATTGTCTTTGGTTAGAGCTAAGAAATTAATACCGTTAAATGCACTAGTAGGCCTAGAAGTTATATTATATAAATTATATTTAGTGTATATTATACCATTCTTAATTGATCTTGCTTTCCAGGTTGGTTCAAAATGCTTATCAAATAATTTCTCATCTACTCCAATCCCTTGTTCTTCGACCCATTTATATGCTTCGGTATAGGCATTTATCCACGGTAAATTTTGTTCCTTTCCTATGTAGTGTTTAATTGCTTCAAACATACATTCACACCTCTCATAATGCTTAGAAATAGGTACTAATGTATTTACTTCTTCTGAATATCTAAGTTTGTTATAAAAGTCGTTATGAACATTAGTAAAGCAATTGAAATCCGATAATATGTTTTCTTGATCTAAAACAACTTGATTCATGTCAATAGCGTTTGGAAGATCTAAAAAATATGAATGCCATTTTTTATCAAAAAGATAAACTGTTGGAGTTAATAATAATTCTTTTACTTTTTGTAAGCTAAGTGAAAAGCCTTCTGTGTGGTTAAATGGTAAAATGTACCCTTTTTGAAAATCGTTATAATATAAAACGCAGGGTGAGGTAAGGTTTGGATGTGTATCTTCTGATAATGTAATCAGATCTATAAAGCATTTATCTACTTTTGGTAGCTTTGCTAATTGTTCTTCCGTTTCTACAATGTAATACATAACCTTTTTGTAACCTTTTAACGAAGGTACAGTTTCTTTTTCAAAGTAGCAAAACTATTACGGAGTTGGTTTACTATATTTTGTATACTCACCTCCTATGTAAGCTACTATACCATTGAATCCTTTATTTTTTGCTTCTGTAACTCTTGTATTTGTTTCAATTATACCACCTTGAACTTGATATTGAGATATTCTTTTATCATTTAACGGACCTGTTAATTGCCATAGCATATCCATAGTTTCATATCCTAATGTATTAGGTGCTACATTTCCGTTTTTAATCTTTGTCCAATCTAGCTTTGAGATTTCTATTATGAAATTAGGACCGGATACATTCTTAGCAAAGTATCTTGTAAAGTAACCTCTCGTATAGTCGCTACTTAAGGGCTCTGGGTAATATGGTACTAGCTCTGTTAGTTCAAGGTTGCTTTGTGGAGCCTCTTTCTGTGCACCATTTGTCGAAGCATTTGCATAGCTAGCTTTAGCAACTGTTGTATTTGTATTTATACTACTGTCTTTAAGTAATTGATTAGATCCTAGTACAGGATTAATTCCAGTATACGCCTTTCCGTCGTACGTTAAATAATATCTACCAGCATAGAAGGTACCGTTGGGTAATTGAAATTCACCACCTCTGGTGTACTGGTTCTGTCTTATTCGAGTTAGTGGATAGTATTTAATCATGTTAACTTAAATATAATTTAGCCTCTTCTTGTCTCCTTTTAACTAATGCTTCAAGTGTATCTCTAACACCTGTAATTACATTTTTTGCTGTAGTGGGTCCCTTTGTTATTAAAGCAGCTACTTGAGCACTATCTGCATTTGTTTCTATCGCTCTCCGAATACCCCACGTTTTTAAAGCCCCTGCACCTGCATTGTATGCATAGCTTACTAGCGCTGCTTTTTGTCTATTGTTTAACATATCCCACTTAGCTTGTCCTATTTGTCCAATCACACCTTTTTTATAAGGTCCATCAATGCTATACCGAAGTGTTCTTTCTGCATCTGCCTTTGTAAATACTGTTGATGCTGTAACATCTAATACTTTTCCATCAGCTGTAACATAAATATCCGATCCATATCCTGCTCTTATTCTTGTATAATCAAATTTAGGTTTTTCTAAAAAACCTTCTTTTGGTGCAATAAAATTAAATGCTATAGTTATCCAATCTTGATTAAGATTTAAAGAACCTAGATCAATTGAATTTATTGTTGTATTTGCACCTGGAGCTGCCTGCTGTGCTTGATTAATAAGAGCTCTTGCCGTGGTAATTTCTGAATTCTCTCTCAGCTTAATCATTTGACCTTTGATCCTAGTTAACCATTCATTGTTTTGAATTGTATGCGTTAAACCAGTTACAATAAAGGCTACTTTAGCAAGTCCATTTTCTCCTCTTAGTGATAATGGCAATCTATCTTCAGGTATAGTAAATGCGTTTCCCATTATAATACCACTAATACCGTCTATCGTCATTTCTAAATCTGCAGGAATGAATGGAGCAGCGGATGTTATTGGATCGCCTGATTTTACCTTGGACATGCGTTCGATGTAGTAGTTCTTAGCAAGGTTTATTTTATCCGCACTAAGTTTTAAATTACTATAGATACTTGTTACATGCTCATTAAACATTTCAGCTGCTTTCTGGTCATTAGATGTACCGTCTACCGTACTTTTTGTATTAGTATCCGTTCCCGATTTACCGTTTGACGGATCTTGAATGAACGGTTTATATCTATCTTGTTTATTCAAATTTAGATAACTAAGCGATGAATGGTCAGTAGCATTGACAGATCCAGTAGCTGCCTGTGCTGATATTGCTATCATACTTGCTAACTTAGTTGATAAAGTAGTTTTTAATTGAAACTGCCTTACTAAACTCTGCGTACCTGCTACCGGTAATTGCCCTGGAGCTGAGCCAAACACTGGTAATAAACCTGATTTTTCAGGAGTTGTTTTCAATGTTGCTAGATAAGTAGTTCTCGACATCATCGACGTCTCATTTCCTGTTGGAGTAATTAAACTTGGGACCCACTGATCATCTTGTATTTGAACTGTATTTGAATCATCTCTATAGGCGACTCTAAAAGTGTTTGTATTACCTAAGCTTTTATTAACATCTGTCAGTATCCGCTCTAAGAACGGTTGCAAATTCACTGCATGTTGAGGATCTGATGTTGAATACTCTTTGACTATGCCTAATAAATAATCTATATTCAGTAGAACATTCATTAATTTTCCTTGATAAGCTTGATTTTTGTCTTTGAACTCGTATTTTGAGTTTTCAAGTAAGTCAGATACAAGATTTTCTAATTGTGGAGCAAATATTGGATCTATTTTTTTTCCAATATCCGAAGGGAATATACTTTTATATTGATCTAAAGTTGCATTGAATGGAATTAAACACGTAAACGGATCGACAGAAAATTGTTGCGGTGATGTTAAACAGAAATTAGTTCCTGGATTAAAGTCAATATAAATATACGGATGTTTTTCACTTTTTGCAGTACTACCAGCCGATGTTGATTCTTGTGTTGAATCGTAAATCAAACACATATTATTTAAAAAAGCTAATAAATAACCGAATTGAATGTACACAGGTGAATGCACCATTTGATATGCTCCTTCTTCACCTCCTTGTGCGTATTTTATTACGTAAGCTGTGCACAACTGTTCAAAATTAACATCTGGTATAGTATCGAAGAGAGTTGGATCAACCATTAAGCTGCTATTATACCCTTTTAAAGCATACTGTACTACGTCAAATGGTACCCCATCTGAATTCTGAGCTACTACTGGTTTTGCTGTTAATACTCCATTTAAAGATCCGTCATTAAAAAATTTACCAGTTGATTCTCTTATATCTACTGCCTTTACGCCTACGTCTTGAGAAACTTCAAGTGCTGCAGTCTGACATTGTGTTTGAATAACTACAAGCATTGCACTAAGAGCTGACTCAAACCCTAAAGTTGAATCTACTTGATTAGCTTTTGCTTGGTTAGCTGCCCCATTTGCATCTCCACTATTTGATCCACTTGCAGGCTGCGATGTTCCTGTATTAGCAGGATTTGGATTTCCTAGTCCTGTAATAAAACCGGTATTATTTGTCGTGATTGTCCAATAGGTAGGTACAGTTTTTACCAATGTTGGAATTGCTTGCCTAGCTACTCGAAGAGCTTCTGCAGTCTGCGATCCATTATAAGCTACATTTTCTATTTGAATTGTAAAATTTCCAGATAATTCTAAATTAACGTTTTTACTTGTATCTCTTTGTATTATTTTGGTATTAATAAGTGTATGATCCGGTTGTGATAACCAAGCATCTAAAGCATTTATTAATTGCTGTCTTGTTGGTATGTACACACTGTCAGTTCCAGCTATAACTTTTAAATTAACATACATATCCGTTGAAAACGATCCTCCTTGTACATCTTTTACAACGTAATTTACTTCTCGAGTAGGTGGATATAATGGATCGGTTAGTGCAATATTTTCTCTGTCTAATGTAATACCAATAACGTTTGGAGCAAGTGCTTGTGTAGTAGTAGCTACTTGGGTAGGTGCAATATATCTACGTGTTTGGTAATCAAAAAGTCTACCTATTATTGAATTACTAGCTCTACTTACATCCGAGCTTTTAAGTTCATTATTGTTGGTACCGTCTTGATAAATCTTTACATATCCTGCAAATTGTTCAAAAAGGGTTGTATTAAAGTTAATATTACCACCTAATGGTATTCTAGTCCACGGATGATTTATCCACAAACCTCCGTATTTATTTTCTGCTGCAACCTTGATACCCCCATCTGGATTCTTATTAAATAAAGTATAATAGTCGGCTGTAACTAACGGTTTTGGTACATCCATACTTACAAATGCCGCATTCCCATAAGCTTTATAGAAATCACTGAATGTACTATTTTGTGGAAGAGTATCATAATCCTTGGTCCGCTGCTCCAACTCTGTAGGAGAATTAGGTGTTGGATCAAGTTGGTCAGCTATTTCAGGAATCTTTTTTTTCGCTTCTAAATCTTTTATTTGTTGTTGTAAAGCTCTTAATCGTCGCTCAACATCTGCTGATAAAACATCTTGATTTTTTTTAAATTCTTGTACAGTTCCGTCCGGCAACTTATACACTTGATTAATCCTAGTAGAGTCCATCACAGCTCCTAACCCTACTAATCTAACTGTACAATCGTATCCACCATCTTGATTAAATGACCATGTAAAATTTGAAACAATTCCAAGCATTCCATCATAGTTCCCACTAGTTTGCTTTGCTTTTTTAGCAATAGCTTGCTGTACGTCCTCTTTTCTTAGTCCTGCTGCAAACGGATTATCGATTCCGTAAATACCATTTGTCTTAAAGTTGTTATTATTTTCAAAATATTGCGTATGTCCCCATTCTAAAAGCATTGAATACCCCAATCTAAAATATAAAGCTTCAACTACATTAAGTTGGTTCATATTCCAAACCTTAAAACTAATTGTAGCTTGTCTTAGAGAACCTAATCTACCCGTAGTTTCAATCTGTACAGATGTTAAACCTGGCATAGGTCTGTATCCTAGTTCTTCAGTACCTCCTAACCCATATGCACCATCCGGACCAATGCCTTGTCTTAATGTTATACCGTTTTCATTACTTTGTATCGCTGTACCTGCCTCTAGTATCCAGTTTTGAGCTAGCGCATCTTGATTTTTATTTAAAGTAGCATCCCCCGTTAATCCTAATATTGTATAATAATTTTTTAATTCATCGCTACTTAGTATAATATCTACGGAAGACACTAAACGAGCCCATCCACTTTTATTTGCTAAAAATAAAACTTGTTCATTTGTCCTATTGGTAGTACTATTTTGTGCCGCTCTAATATAAAGCTGCTTTAGAACAATTTCACTAAACGGAGCACCTATGACATTTGATAATTTTGTATAGTTAGTAACCATTATTTTCTAAATTGTATGTATTTAGGATCGATTGTATATTTGTTGGGATTCTTAATTGAATACCTATTGGTGCATATATTGAATCGCCAGGTAATGCGTTTGCTGATGCAATAATCCACCATAAACTAGCGTCCTGGTAAAAATCAAGAGCCATTAAATCTAACCTATCTTCAACTGTAGTAATTAAGTAGTAATCCGAGTTTGTTGGCTGTATTTCAGGATAAATATTAGTCTGAAAATACATACTACCTGTTACGTTCAGTTTAGTTGTTGGTATGTTTTGATATCTTGATTGCATTAAAATTTATTTTGTATTTGTACGAAATTTCAATATTTCAGCTTGTCTTCTACCTTCTGCACTTCCTATTCCTATAGTATCAGTAAGAGTCATTGGAGTTGTGTTTTTAAAGATTGGTTGAACCTTGGTATTAGTAACGGTTGTCCGCGTTTGCTTTTTAAGCTTAGCGTGATTTACCTTTTTTATGTTTTGTTTTGTTGGTGGTGGTAACTTTTGCACTGGTGGTGGTACGTATCCAGTAAATGGTTTTATAGTTGCTCCAGTTGCAGATGGGGTTGCTTGAATAGACTCAAGCTCCGGTACGTAATTTGTTTTTACTGCTGGAGGAGCTAGGTAAAGGTAATCGTCTTTGTTAACAATTAATGGTACAAACGGACTTATATAACTTTCCTTTCTCGGAAGTATATTTAAGATTGGTTTGAAGCTACATTGCACTGTTACCATGTGTGGCAATTGACGAACATCGTCATCCACTCCACCACCTTCGTTCAGTACAATTTCCCACGGCGTATTGCTATTATCAATTGTTACATTTACATTTTCTAAAAATCCTGGCATTCTATAAATATAATCTCCAATAGTCACTTTAACAACGTTTCCACGCATTAAATTATATTTAGAAGAATAATCAGGATAAACTTGTGATATAAGTTGATTAAGTTTTCTATATAGCGGTAACATTTCACTCCTTGTCTGAGTAAAAATCTTAAACGAAAAACCAATACTTCTATCAAACCCTTGATAAGTTCTAAAAGTTTCACCTCTTCCTAAATACTTAAATGAATTATACTCCGCTGAATGATTATCTGCTATTTGACCGTCTAAAAAAGCTCTAAACATTAAAGCTACACTAAACTCTGGATTATCGTTATCTATGCATTCAAAACCAAACTTAATTATATCATTTGTAGCACCTTTAATTCCTGCAGCACTTCCTAAAGAATTACCTTCTGTCCACGGATCAGTAGCATTTGGATTATAATAAAATGGATTTAATGCATTTAATTGATCAACCGCTGTTTGCTTTGATGTATCAGTATACGATAATCTATTATCTTTAGCTCCTGGATTACCTACATTCAATCTAGGTTCAATTCCATAAGTTGTATAATCAGTGTGAGCTACTTCTGGAGCAAGACCGTTGTTTGTTAACCCTGCTCTAAAATCTTGAATGCGAGGATGTGCTTGGTTTCCATTAACATACGTATTTTGTTGTGCTAATTGATTGTAGGTAAAGGCTATAGTTGAATATGCAAGTCCTGTGGCTGCATCTTCAACCGGTTGTGTGTTAGTTGCTCTAAATATTCTTGTAAAACCGAGGCCGTACACTGATCCAGGACCTCCCGAATAATTAAACAACTGGTTTTGTATTGTAGAGATTCCTAATCTATCAACTAGGAAAGGATCGATGCCAATTCCGTTCATTGTACCAGAACTTACAAGAAAATTTGTATCACCGATTAATTTTAATGCTCTTAAAATAGCAAGCCTATTAGTTACTCCTGTATTATTTTGAGGAGCACCAGCAATGTATTCATATGTTTGCTTTGCTGACTCATAAAGAGTTGGAGCTACCCCATGTCTATTAAAATGTGCACCAGTTCCCATTACTTGAACCTGTGCTAAAGTATTTAAAGGATTGTATACGTTTGTAACTGGCAGAACTGCATTACCTAAGGAAGGTCCTGCGAATGTTAAACTATTTGGTACTTGCGTTTTAGGATTAGTTAGTTGTAAACCTACTTGCTTCTGTATAAATGCAGTTCCACGTGGTGCATCTTTAAAAAATTTTTGTATCCTCTCTCTATCAATTGTAGAAGACACTACTCCAATTCCACCTTCTATTAATTGCGTTATTGCACCACCTCTAATCGGAAAATCTAAACTTGTCCTATTAATTTCATAGTATCTTTTAATATTAGGACCGGTATTTGCAGTTTCAATTGGAAATTGTATGTAGGGTTGCCCACTATCACCTCCTCCAGGACGGTCTAAGCCGTATTTTAAGGTGGTAAAATCCGTTTTAAAATTAATTAGTGGCATCTTATGTCTTATTGACTGTTTTAAGGTAATCTAAATAGGTAGGTTGCGGTTTAGCGCCGTATGTAACATCTATTGGATTCTGACTAACTGGTATTACTGAAGATGCCAACGGTACTGATGAGCCTCTTATACTAGCTGCGACATTTTGAGGCACTCCTTCAAAGATACCTGATGGATTTGTTTTACCTTGCTTGCTTAATTGCGATTGCTGTACTTGGCTTCGCATGTTTGAGTTCTGTACCGTATCGATATATGGTTCTATTTGTGACATAGGTTATTTATTTATTATCCAAAGACCTGAGTTCCGTATTTATACGTTGTTGATGCTACAACTTGGCCGTCTATAACCGATTGAAATATAATAGGCTGTGTAGGTGCTGGTGTTGCTGATGATGCATATGGTAATACCGGTGCTACAGGTTGATTTGTTACTCCTTGCTGTACTGTTGATCCTACTGATTGTGGCGATGTTCCTCCTAGTTGATTACTTATTGATGAGATACCTGCTGCTGTAATACCTGCTCCAGATCTAACTTGAGCGGCCATAGTCATGTATTTATCCTTATCTCCACCAAAAAAACCTGCTATACTGCCGACTGATTCTAGTACCGAGGCTATTATATCGCCTATTACTTGTATCATACCAGCTAATCTTTCTGTAAGCCCTTTAATAAAATTATTTACTTTGTCTGGGTTAGTAATAAAATCAAATAGTCCTGATTTTGTTAAGAAATCAACAAAGGTCTTTTTAATCTTCTCCATTACTTCTGCTAATTTTTCTGCAGTAGTAACTTGTGTAATTGTTTCATAACCATCTTTACCAATCATAGCACTAATTTGCTCTTGAGTTTTACCCTGCTTTTCTAATAATGCTATTTTTTCTTGGGCTGTTTTTAGATCGGTAGCTCCTAATGCTGTGTATGTATCTTGTTTCTTTAGTACATCCGCTAAGCTATCTCTAGTCATACCAACAGATTGAGCAATTGCTTCCTGCTGTATCCTATTCATATTTAAATACTCACCCGTACTACCTACATTCTTTGTTATTTCGGCTGATAAAGATGCATAATCGTTATTTAATGCAGCTTCTCTAGCTTTTGTTAAATTTAAATCTTTACCTGTCAATACTTGGGCTTCCATTTCTTTTGAAATACTACCTTCAAAATCTAAAAAGCTATCTGCAAGACCATCTAATTGTTTTAATTCGAAACCCATAGTCTTTACAGATGCTACAGCTTTTATAATTTTTTCTGGGTACCTTGAGAAGGTTAATCCTAAAACACCACTTGTTTTAGATGCTTCTGATAGGATGTCTGAAAATTTAAAGCTGGTACCTACCATTTTATTAAACGCACCTACTTGACCTATTACACTTTTAGTAATTTCTTCTGCACTTCTACCTGTTATAATTGAGGATTGAGCTATTGCTTGCCTTGATTCGGCCTCTACTCCTGCAATATCTCGTAATTTAACGTCGTTTACTAAAATTTCATCACTTAGTTTTTGGTTGATGCCTAGTTGATTGCCTATTTCAACCTGAGATTGTAACATTCTGGTTGAATTAACTACAATATTGTCACTTGCAGCAGCTGTTTTATCAAAACTATCTCTCATTGTTGCAGCAGCTTCTTTTGTAATATTCATTGTTCTAGCTACTCTCATGTTAGCTTGATCAACTCCTAATACTGCATCAACCATTGCTTTGAAAGCACCAACCAATCCGCCTAATAAACCTCCTATACCTGGAATAGCCGCAGCAACATTTTGTAAACCGTCTAGCATACTCGTTGCTCCTGCACCTGATATTGCACCACCTCCCATACCTAAAGAATCACCGCTTATTAAAGCTGCTGCACTTTGTAACGGTGCCATTAATGCCCCTTTTATTTCATTTCCTAATGCCTTAAATGGTGCTTTAAGTTTTTCTACGCTTGCTTTAGCTGCTGCTATTATTGCCCCATACGGACCAGCTGCTGCCAAAGCAGCATCTTCACCTGCTCCTCCACCTGCCTCATCAGCGACGTTTGCGCCACCACCTGCTGCTGCACGGGCTGTGTC